AGCGGTAGCAGTCACTGTGCCAGTAACGTCTATGCCTGTGGAGGTTGTAGACAGTTTATTGGCATTGTCGTAGTAAAGATTAACGGCTCCATTCTCATTCACATCAATGGCGCTTTCACCGTTTGCACCCTGTATTCGTACTGAGCTACTGCCACGAATAAATAAAAGGCCGGTTCCAGAATCTTGGATGTAGCTGTCGTTACCGTCGTGGTAAATCTGTAGGTCAGAGCCAGCACCAAAGATAGCCTTGTCGTTGTCGCCAAAGGATATGTTTGCAGTCGTTGAGATGGCATTGGTGATAGCCCAGTTGGAACCATCCACCCGCGCAAGCTCGAACCCACCCGCTGTGCTGCCATCGTGGATATGCAGGCTGTCGTTTGTGGTGTTGACAGACACTTCCCCTTCGGCACCCGTGAAACTTGAATTTTGGGACGCCGTTCCTCTGCGCATTTGAAGTTGAGTAGCCATTTAAGTCTCCAGTGTGGGCCAGTCTTCTTCTCGAAGCTCAGGCCAGTTTTCGTGCGTTGTTAGGTCGCGCAAGGCTTGTCGATATGTGCGGTATTTTAGCTGATCCGACTCAGAGAGGGGCGAGTCATTTGCCTGCGTCCAGTCTGTTCTCTGCAACTCCTCGTCTCTCTTGGAGCGGTTTATCTCTTCATGGGGAATGATTATAGGTTCATTCAAACCAATGGTTACCATCATCGGGCTAGAGCCTCCGCTGATATGAAGTTATTGCCCCAAACGGGTGTGCCGCCCATCAAATACTGGTATCCGTATAGTTTGACGTACACGGTGCTCCCGCCCCTTAGGCTTATGGAGTTAGGCATCCTGAACAATCCCAGTGAGTTTGCGCTAGTGCCGTAGATGACTGGGTAGTTGTTGTCATCGCCTGATCGCGTTCCATTTATATCGTATGAGTCACCAAGCGAATTGGTGCGCTGGATATGCCCCGTAATCATTGACGCCGCGTTGAAATTTGAATAAGTACCAGAGGCGAAGGCTTCTAGGTTTATCACATATTCCAATGTGTCCGACGTTGTCAGAGGGGTCGTGAACGTAATGCTGGCGAGCTCTTGCAGCGTGTAGCTTGAATACTTGTGATACGGCGTACTGGTCAGGAAGTTATTAAAGGTTACGGGGAACTGAGTTGCGCTAACTCCAGCTAGGTAATCGCTTTTGATGGTTCCCAAGGCGTTGGATTTAATCTGCACCGAGTCGACGCCAGAATTCTTGATGACAAGATTGTTGTTGGCGTCGGTGTCCATTGTCACATTGTCTAGCTTGATGACATCCGCGTTTACTGTTCCGGCGGTTATAGTGCCGAGATCCGCTGAGATGGCAGCTAGATTCGCCACGCTTATCTTGTTCGCAGTCACAGCGCTGGCAGCTATCTTTCCTGCGGTGATAGCGTCGGAGGCGATGTTCACACTCTCCACAAACTCAAAGTTAGCTACCGCAGCGTCAATAGCAGCCGCAGTGATGGATGAGGTTTGAATAGCGCCGATTACCGCAGAATCAGCAAAGACCTCGCTCACATCTAACTTGGCAGCCGTCACCGCGTTAGCGTCTAGGGCCGCAGTGCGGACTTGTCCTGTCGTAAGGCTGGAAGCCTGTACCTGACCGAACACCTGCGTCTGGAGATTCACTTGGTCATCTAGGTCTGCTGCTGAGATGGCAGAAGTCCACGAGGTTCCGTTGTATCGATACAGCTTTCCATCAGTGGTAAGCATCACCACTCGCCCAGTGCTCAAACTCGTGGTCGGTAAAGTACCCACCCGCTCAATCGGTCTAATGGTGTCGCTGAACAAACTCTCAGCTAACGTGCCTGACAAATCTGTCGTGTTAACCAGTGTCGTGAACTCAGGAACCGACGAGTCGTAGCGGTAAACCTTGGAGTCAGTGACGTTAAACAGGATTGACGGCCCAGTGTATCCCGTGGGAGAGGGCAGGCTTGTAACCGCAGAAATCGGCTCAACACCAGAAGCAAACGAAGCCGCAGTGATGGAACCGGGGTCTACGCTTGATGCCGTGAAGATGTCAGTAGACCACGCAGAGCCAGTCCAGACGTAAAGGGTGTCTGTGGTCGTTAAGAGTTTAATCTGCCCAACATGCGCCCCTGTGACGCCTGAGAGGGTGCTTACAGGCTCAATACCAAAAGCATCGCCAGCAGCGAACTCATCTAAGACATCTTGGGCGAAGTCATCAAGAACAATCTTTTGTGTGGTAGCTGAGAACGAAGAACTGTAGCCAGATAAGTTGCCAGAGCGGTCAGCGCTACGAAGCCAGTAGTAGCGGGTAACATCATTGCCCAATCCCGTCACTGTGTGCTGGTCAGACTTCGTGCGAACAATCAGGCTGGCTGATGAAAGGTTGTTGACCGTGTTCTCGAAGATTTCGACATACGCCAAATCTGAGTCGCTGGGCAATTCAAAATTGAGCTTGATTTGCTGAATGCCGCCGGTAGCTGTGATGCTGGACGGAACGGCTGGCGCAGTCTGATCGCCTTGCAAGATTAAGTCTTCAGTGATGAAGCCAGAAACCTTGCCGGTCAGAGTGACAGCCCTCACCCTAAAGGTGAATGACTCCAACTCTTTCATGCCAGCAATGACAGTGCTGGTTCCGTAGACGTTGATGGAAGAGAACGGCGTAGCGCCGCCGCCAAGGGCCTCATTCACCCCGCCGTAGTTCAGTTCTATGATTGTGGCGTCAGCAACAGAACCATAGTTCAGCGATTCGTTGTAGGAATCTGTGATTTGACCGTAATCAATCTCGCTCTCTGATGTCTGCTTGAACTCCACTTCGTAGAACGAAACGTAGGTGCTGACGCTAGGCGCAGTCCATGAAACACGAACAGCAGGAAGAACAGAGCCATCATTACCCAAAACAGTGGTTTCTGTGAGGGTCAAAGCAGTTGGTGAGCCTTGTTCTGCTGTATCGTCAACAATGTCGGAATAGTCAGGGTTGTTTGGCCCTACCGTGGCGACGATATTGGATATGTCGTTGTCTGGGTTGCGATCTGAGCGAACAAATGTGGCATCACTGTCACCACCATAAGCCAGAGCACGAATCCAATAGTACCTTGTGTCGCCTATTGCTAATGAGTCAATTGCGTTGGATGCGTCGTGAATGAACTGCGTTCCGCGAGTCTCACCAATCAACTGACTATTAGCCCATGAGGAATTCGCAGAAGCGTAAATGGCGATAGTCTCGAATGACTTAGGGTTTGCTGGATTAGTCCAGTTCAGTTCGATGTTTTTAAGTCCTGACGTAGCCGATAGGTTCTGTGGGTCAGGTACTCCACGGAAAGCCTCAGTGATTACGCCCGAGGGAGCGAGGGTACTGTATTCATTTGGAGTAGGGTCGGCGTATGACCCCGAGTCATCTTCCAGGAGCGTGAGGTTAACCACGCCGTCCTGAGTATCAGAGAAAGACCAACTGGCGCAACGGAACACCTTGTTGCTGTAGTTTAGTTCTTCAACGGTAACAGACACTCTGTCCCCAACGTCAATTCTCAGTCCTGTGAGGTTGGCAGGGAATGTCAGTACCTTTTGCTGGTCTGACATCTGGATCTGCTTGTGAGCGATCCTCTGCGCCATGAACGAACTATTGGTAAACGGTAGCTGTATATCCCTCGTTAGAATTTCATCGTTATCTCGGCTAACCGCCGCCGTAATAGATACCCCTGGCGCTTCGACAGATTTGTGGTGCTGGGCGGGGTCAATAAAAATCGGGCGGATTGTATTAAAACGCTGACCGCGTTCCACCGAAGTGTTAACCGTGATTGGCCCTGCAAGGTCATCTTCGGTAAGGCTCTCTAAGGGGGCTTCATAAATTCCCGCTCTGATTGTGTAGACACCGTTTGAATAGACAAGACTTCCATTCATGGCAGAAAGGAGCTTGTTAATATTTGCTCGGTGAGTGTCTGTTGCGAACAAAACCCCATTTGCAGTGAAACGCTTTTGCGTCCCAAGGTCGGGCACATCCACCGTGACATCACAAGCATCAGCCGCAGTTTCTACCGCAGCCCAGTCAATTTTAGTAGCTGGGATAGATAGGCCAAATTTGGTATCAGTCAGATAATTAGCCACACAGAGAGCGGGGTTATCTGACCACTGCTGATAGTTTGCATTAGTAGGATCGGCCCCCGCGCTCGTATCAAGTCGAGGGTCGTAGATGTCTTTCTTGCCTTTGACCAAGGCTTTGATGTTCTGTGGCTTTTTTCTATCCCACACTTGCTGGGATGAGTCGGTAAGCGTCCACTTAGTTGAGATCGTGGCAATTCCACGAGTTCTGTGGGCAGCGCTCCAATTCACATCCACAAAGGGTTGAAGGAGCGTATCGTAGGTCTGGTCGCTTTCGCCTAGCCGTCGATTAATCTGGGTTATGGTGACTAATGGGTCATCAGAGGTTGGGCCGTAGGTTCCAGCGGTTACGTTGGTGCCGCTAATCTGCGCGTCTGTTATAACCTCTAAATCGAAGTGAACGTCTGTGATGTCCTCCACCTCATGCCCAGTGAGGGCGATGGCGTGGTATAGGTCTTTATTGTCTGTTCCGCCTAAACCAACGAAGAAAATAGGCCCAGATACCAGAGCTTCACCATAGACCATCTTCTGGCTTTCGATGGTTCCACGAACTGTTTGCTGTCTTGTCTTGTCATTATCTGCTTGCGGTATTGATAGATCGGGCATCAACCCTTTCAGAGCGGCGTTAGCAACAGCAACTCCAGCAGCTATTGTTACAGCGCCAACTACAGCCAAAGCCGTTTGTGTACCTGCTACGGCATAAACCGCGCCGGCTGGAACACCGACAGAAGCAGCAAAGCCAGCTACCGCTGAACCAATCTTGATTAGAAATGGCGCTGCTTGTGGCATTCTATACGCTCCATCCTGCTACTAGGTATCGGTCTGGAATCTGTGTCATGCCTTTTTCAGTCAGGCACACCACCTTGTCTGATAGCTTTATCCCGCACACCTGACCAATTATCGGGATATCAACAATGCAAGGGTCGCCGTCCTTTATGTCAGAACTGACATCACCCAAGATGCTGCCGATAAAATCCACAAGCTCACCCTCTCGACCTACAAGTAACTCTGCCTGAGCCTCTGAATCGTATTTGAACTGCGCAGAGTAATCTTTGCCGGTAAGCTCTTTGACGATGAAAGCCGCGAACTGGCAGCAGTCAGCATCGCCATAGCTGAACTCTCTGCGCTTCCACTTGTTTAGTGCGTTGTGAACCTTCATCAGAATCTAAAGCCCTGCCACATTGCCGGGGTCTATGTCGTTTGGGTCGAATGGTTTGAAGGTTCCAGGTTTAGGCGTTCCAATGATCGCGTTAGACGCGGCATCTCCCCATCTCAGCTTCGCCCCGTCAATGTCAGCCATTAGCTCAAAGCCTAAATCGCCAGCAAAGTCCTTCTGTAGCTGCGCATTGGTGTACTTCAGATTGGATGCCTTGTTGAATCTTGCAAGCTCAGACTCGGCGGTTAGCGAGATCACGTCTCCGCTCTCGGCTCCTACCGATACAGTCATCTGGTCCATTGCTCCCTCCCACACAACAGTGGGGTCAGCAATCAAGTCATCGCTAGAATCTAAAACGCCAAGGTAAACCGTTACAGGCTGGAGGTAGTAGTCTTCAGTCAGAGCAGCGGCAGATACGGCTGGGTCTAATCCACTCAGCGAGAGAGTGAGCTTGTAAGGGCTGACATCAGCACCTTCTTCGATCTGGCTAATCTCGCCCAAATCACCAGTTCCTAGCCAGTCCTCACCGCCCCAAGTGTAGGTGCCGATTGAGTTATGCACATACAAAATCCCGCTAGGGAACTCCAACTTGGCAAACGTAACCAGCGCAACATGCTGTGCAGATAGGGCATCAAGAACCGCAGATGGGAAACCTCGACTCATGCCAGAACGTCCTCAACCGCTTCAATGTTGAACGTGGACGTTATATCTACTTGGGTATCCCATGACGCTGGGCCTGCCAGCATAAATACCCCACTTACTGGGGCGGAGTAATCCACTACCACATTGTCTGCTGGCGTCTTGCGGATAGGTGGAGCAATTGAGAGTGTCACATTCCCAGCGGCATCACTATTGGCATCTGCCACAACCATGTGTAACTCGTTGTTGAAACTGACGTAATCACCTGCTCGAAGGTAGTTTGAGACGTTAGCTGTCGCACCATTGCACACCAGACTGGCACCCGATTGGCTACCACCGTTGACTTGTAACGTGCCGCCACCCGCACCCCGTCGAGTGTAGGAATGGTCATGCAAAGTGAACCGATGCTGCTGCCCGTT